CCCCAACTTAGATAAGACCTATTAAAAAGCCAATAGCTATAAGCCAAAGCCCTATTTTTTTAGTTCGTGGTTTCATAATTATTTTATTTCAAAGTGTGGCGGGTCGTACGGGCTTTTCCAGTCGCCGCCCCAAACCACCGTTAAACCTAATTCTTTCGCCTTTGCTTTCACGTGGTCGGCTATTTGCTTTAACTTCGGTATTAAGTACTTTTCAGATACGCGTACTTGCCCGTCTACAAAAGGGTAAACGTCGACCGCGTAGCCGTAACCGTCGGCTTTTACCTGGTGGTTAGACTTGCGGTTAACCCCGTCGGCGTTAGTTACCTTCGGGCCTGGCTTCGTTCTACCTTGTGCGTAAAGGTCTTTTTGCCTTTGTTGAGTTCTTACCCCTTCGACTATTGTAAAATCTACGGGCGTGTCTTGTATAGCCGCTTCCATTAAAGCGACTAATTTAGGGTGTACCCCCTTTAAATTGTCTTTGCTTCTTTTACTAAATCTTGCCATATCTTATTTATTTTCGCCTTGCTGTACCTACGGTTACGTCGAAGCCCGACGATATGTTAGATAGTCGGTTTAGAAATACGTAGCGTTCGGCGTCTTTGGCGTGGTTAAAATTGTCTATCGGTTCGCCGCTGTAATTACCTTCGGCGTCTTGTTCGTAACGGTATTTACGGTTTTCGTCTATCGACCCCAACGAACGGGCCGTATAGTGCTTTTTGTAACGGTTCATTACGCGAATACCTAAATTAATATCTTTGCTAATATTGTCGGATACGGTAAGACCCGCGTTACGAAGTTCTTTTTTACTCTTTGGCTCGGCGGGGTCGGCGATAACTTCAAGTTTAGAGTACCCCTCTTCTTTAATAAGTTTAGCTATTTCGGGGTTATCTAAATTCTTTTCGTACGCTATTTCGTCTATCCAAACTTCGCCCCTACAAAGTACAACTAACATAATAGCCGTCGGGTTAGACCAACCAAAGTCTACGCCTATGTACGCTTTTTTCCACTCGTTACGCGGCGGTAAGTTTTGTACTATATCCCAATTTTGAATTATTAACCCTTGCTTACTTCCAGTTTCGCCCAAGCCGTAAACCTTCCACCAATCCGGGTCTATAATCATATTACTTTCAATTTCGGATATTTGCGCCGCGCTTAGCATATCGTTGTCTTTGTACGTCGATTGAATTATACGCACGTCTTCGCGGGGCGCTAATTTACTATCTACCCAAAATTCGTAAGCGGGGTTATAGTCGAGTATTATTTTTTCGGTAGTACGTACGGCAAGCTGGCGGTATACTTCAAATTCGACGTTAATACATTCGTTAATATACAGTACGTCGCGCGCCGGGCCGTGTACTTTGCTGGGTTGGTCGGCGCTGAAAAACTCTAACTTACCTTTGTTATAGCTGTAAATTTTATCGGTTTCGTTAAAAGCGTAAGGGTTGTACACGCCTTCGGCTTCTAACATATTTTTAAAATCTCGAATAGCCCCCCTCTTAAGGTGCGGCATAGTTTCGGACACGACCGAAATAAGGCGGGGCGTACGCGACTTTACGGCGATAGTGTTTAAGAGTTGCAACGTCGCCCAGGTCTTACCCGAACGCGTACCGCCCTTTAACACTACTACGCGTACTTTGGGGTCTATATAAGCCGCCAATAAGTCGCTAAATACCTTTGTAGTGTCCATTATAATAAATCGTCTAAGGCGTCTAAGTTTTCGGCGGTTTGCTGGTCTCGTACTGTTACACGTACAACCGCGTCGCCCGTATTATTGTTATTAACATTTTCGGCGATATTGTGAAGCCTTGCCACCAGGTTAGGCGAAAAGACCCCAACGGCCGCCCCTTCTATATTTTGGGTACGTACCACTTGTTCGATAAGTTCGATAGTTTCGAGTAACTCGACTTCTTCGGGCGTTGCTTTGCTTCGCTCTATCTTATCTTTTAAATTGCCTTTGGCACTTCGGAAGTACGACCCACTAACGCCCAAATAGTAGGTAAGGCCGTCCATAGTGTACGGACGACCTAACGGTACTTCGGCTTCGGACGCGTAGCCCTGGTATTTGACAAGTTCGGTTTTTTCCCAAGGGTGGCGGTCGCACCAGTCGAAGTATTTATAGGCTTCTTCCATTAGTACGGCCGCGTCGCCGAAAATCTTATCTTTACCGTGCTTCGTTCTTAGCTTCCAAAATTTGTTACCTACTAATCTACTCATTTTTACAATAAATCGTTATTCTTTAAAGTCGCTTTACCGCCTGGCTGTACTGCTATTTCGTCGCCCGTTGCGGTTGCGTATGTACCCGCCTTAACGGCTGTACCGTCGGCGTATTTTACTTTGCCCTTTTCGGCGTTGTCCTTATTCGGCGTAAAGTCGATAGGTAGCCCCTCGGTTAAAGGTATGCGAATAACCCCCAAAGCTGGCGCAACGAAGCCAGGGGCTACGGGGTCGCTGTATTGAGGTTCTACGGCTTCGATAGGTTCGCCCGTTACTTCGGCTTCTACGTGTGTGTCGCCCTCGGCTGTACCTAAGTCTACGCCCGTATCGGTAATACCTATACCAGCTTCGCCCTTCTTTTGTTCGGCTTCAAACTTCGTATAGCCTTCGTACCATTTTCGCAACTCACGCACGCGGTTACGTAGGCAACTGCTACACGTTTGCGGTTTGTCGTTTTTGCCGTGTGCTTTGTTGTAAGCCCCGTATACTCGCGATACGCTGTACTTGTGTCGGTCGGCTTCGGCTATTACACCTTTTACTTGCTCAATAAAATAAGGGTCGAACTTACCATAGTCTACGCCCTTGTTGCTTGCTTTACTCATAAACTTTGTATTTATTTTTAACAATTAAATAATTAATAAGACCCAGAGTAAACGCCAAGCCGATAACGCCGTAAGTTACGACGTTTCGCGTTTCCATAGCGTCGAAGTATCGACGTACTACGAAAGCCAAGACCGTACCGAAAATAAGAGTAAGCCAAAAAGACAAACAACCGTAGCAACTAAACGGCTTACGCTTAATCGGAAGCGGCCAAACTTCCGTAAATAAATAGGCTAACCCTTTGCTAATCAAAGCGATAACAACGAGTACGGCCGCAATTCCTAATAATGTAAATAGTAGTCCCATAGTATAAAGATAAATTTTTAGATATGCGATAGCAAATAACCCTTACGCGCTCCAAATTCGGCGGCTACGTCTTTGCGTATTGCCCCTATGCTTGTCCATATTTTCGTAACTGGAATATCTAACATTACCGCAAGACGTTTGTAACTAATATCGGGTTGCAAGTCTATATAAATTTCAAATAGCGAAACGGCGACCGCGTCGTAATTCGCCCTTACGTATTCCAAAATTTCGGTATTAAGCTGGTCTACTACCGCTTCGTACTTTTCGTAATTGAAGTCGGGCGCGCTTAACTGTATTATCCTTTCTTCGTCGTCTATCGATACTTCGGGCGTTCGTTTTTTAAGTGCCGCAAGTCGGGCGGTATGGTACGCCCGCAAATAATAAAACTTGTAATCTTTGATAACAAAACCTTTAAGGGCGATACAGTCGTAAAGATATAACGCCGTATCGGTCGCTATTTCGTCGTCGTACAAATGGTCGTAAATTAATTTATCGCGCAACGCGTCGAAGTTATCGCCGTACCATTGCATAAATTCGCGCGCTCGCGCTTCCGTTTCGGGCGTTGCTTGCTCGAAGCCGTGCAACTTTTTATATTTTTTGCCTTTATTCCGCCCCCCGCTGTTACCGTATTTTGCCATAATGTTTTTTACGTAAGTTCTTAATTTCGTCTAATATAAATTTTTGGTTAGTATCTTTTGAGTTTACGCGCTTTCGTACTTGCATATCGCGCGTACCGCGAACTAAAAGCCTATGTATGTATATTGTCTTCAAAGCGCCCCGCCTTAATAAACGGGCTAACGTTTGTAACCAGTGTTCTAAATTCCAAGTCGGCGAAGTCCAAACCATACGACGCCCGCCAAACTGTAAGTTAAGACCGTGGCCCGCACTTGCCGGGTGTAGAAGTAGCATTTTAATTTTGCCCTTATTCCAATCGTCGAAAGTTTGTTTTAATTTTTTACCCTTTGGTAATTCCTGGGCGTAGGCGAAACGTTTTTTAATTCTTTCGACTTCGTGTTTAAATTGGTAGACTACTATAAAATTTTCGTCCGGGTATTCGTTTACCAAGTCTTCGAGTTCGTCCAACTTCGCCGTATTTACTTCGTGCCAAATTCGGGCCTTACCTTCTTCTTTGTCTTCGTATACCGCCCCGCTCGATATTTGCAAAAGTTTATTAACTAAGTCGGCGGGCGTCTTTACGGTTACGTCGTTACCTTCTAAAAATTCTAAAACGTATTCGGATTCTAAATGGTCGTATACTTCACGGTCGTAAGGTTCTAAATATATTTCGCGGTCGTCTAAAATTAAGTCTGGCAATTTCATATAATCGCGGGTTTGCATACTTAAAACTATATCGGCGATTTTATGCGCTATTACTTTCGGCGCTCCTGGCCGGGGTATGTATTCATAAACTATCATACCGTTACCCCTTGTCGTAAAATACTTATCGACGTATTTACCGAATGTAGTACCCAGGCGCTCGCCGTCGTCGATTAAATTTAATTCGGCCCAAAGGTCTATAAGCCCGTTAGGCGAAGGCGTACCCGTTAAACCTATTCGGTAGTCGACTTTTGATACGTCCAAAGCCTTACGAAGTTTCTTAAACCTTTGACTATCGCGCCCCTTAAATAAACTTAGTTCGTCGATAACAAGACTATCGAACGGAAGCGACCCGACGTAAGGCCCGTACGCTTTACCCTTATTTTTACTTCGCCGCTGTTTTACGTAAAGGTCGATTAACCAAACTAAGTTATCTACGCCGATTATAAATACTTCGGCGTCGGCTTGTAAGGCTTTTAGTCGCTGTTTAGCGTCGCCAGCTACCAAGCTAAAACGTATATCTTTTGTTTGCTCCCATTTGTTAACCTCGTCGGGCCAAGTAAGGCGGGCTACTTTATCGGGCGCAACGACAAGGGTACGACAAAACGCCGCTTCTTCGTATATCATTTCGCGAAGGTAAAGTAGCGTTACTACCGTCTTTTGTAAACTCATACCTAAAAAAAGCCCCGCCCTCGGATTTTCGCGAAGGTGGTTAAGTGCTTCTAACTGGTGCGGGTCTACGTCGAATACTTGCCCGTCTTCTAATCTTGTTAATTTCATAAAGTAAGTATAAACGTGTCCACGCCTTCGATAGTGTCGATAACCTCAACACGAAAGCCAAGGGCTTTTAATTTGCCGTGTACTTTGGTTTGTATTAGTCGGGGCTTTTCGCCTGGGGCTTTTAATTCTACGAATATGATTAAGCCGCCCGGAAGCAATACGATACGGTCGGGAAAACCCCGAAAAAACAAAGGGGGAAATTTTACACAAAGACCCCCTAAACGTTCTACCGACGTTACTAAATGCTTTTCTACTTTCTTTTCTGTAACCAAAACTAAATATTTGAGTATCAACGCTCTAACCCTTTTTACAATTTTGGTTACAATTTTAGTTACAACCTAACCCGTTAAGCCTTAATAACTTACGGCGATTTGTAACCAAAAACGCTGTAACCAAAAGTTTCTATATATATATATAGTAAATAAATCGATTAAATCGTTAATATTGTTAATAATATTACTATTTCACTTATTACCCTAAATTTTGGTTTTTTGGTTACAAAGTTAGATAAGCCCTTTATTTATAAGGGTTTGACGTGTAACCAAAATTGTAACCAAAATGTAACCAAAATTTTAGTTACAAAATTAAGGTTTGTCGTCGCCTTTCGGATTTGTAACCAAATTTTGTTTAGCGTATACCTTTTGCACCCCGTAAATTTTAAATCTTAGCGTAGCGCCCGTAGCGCTCCAACCCCTTAAAGATTTTAAAATACGGCCTATCTCGAAGCTATCGCGACGGGTAATACTGTTAGGGTCTTTTTCCAAACATTCGGCCCAAATTTCTAAGGTGCAAACGTTCGTACGTTCTACCGTCCCTTCGTTTTTGTCGTCTACCAACCATTGTCTACGCTGGTAGGTATCGAGGTCGTCCCAGTTCGTCGGTAATAAACGTTCTAAGTATTCGCCTACCAAGCCTACGCGTTCGTCTTTCTCTAAGTGCTTATCTTGAATTTTACGGGCTTCGCCTTCCAGGTCGGGCGTTTCCAAGTACAAGGGTTCGCCGTCTGCTACTCGTTGTTTGGCTTCGGCCCAAAGCTGGGCTACGGTAACGTCGTCTAAATATTCTTTAAAATCTATAATCGGTTTACCCCCTTTTGTGTTAATTACCCAAAATCGGCGGTTACCCGTAACGTCCCTTAAAAAATCTTCTTCGTTGGTAGTTCCGAAGAAAACGCAACGGCGTGGAAAATGCTCTACACGCTTACCGTAAGCCACCCTAAAACGGTCTTCTTTTTTACTAACGAAGTGTTTAACGGCGTCTACTTCGGCTTTACGTAAGCCCGCCAATTCGCCCAACTCAATAAGCCAAGACCCTTGTATACTTTCTAAGGCTTCTTTACCCGTAAGGGTCGTAACGCTATCGCTGAACCAATCGCCCCCCATTCGGGCAAGCGTTGTACTTTTACCTATACCCTGGTCGCCTACTATAACTAATACGTAATCGTACTTACAACCCGGACGGTACACACGGCTAACCGCCGCACAAAACGACTTACGGGTAACCGCCCGCGTATACGGCGTATCGGCCACCCCGAAAAGGTCTATAAACAAAGTGTCTAAACGTTCTTCGCCGTCCCATTCTACGGCGTCTAAATAATCGCGTACGGGGTGGTAGCTGTTACCACGAACGACAACCGTAAGCCCGTCGGTAATTTGGGCCTTACCCGTAATACCGTAGGCACGTTCTAAGTATAAACGTAATTCGGCGTCGTCGGCGTCTACCAAAGGGCGCGGGTACTTGTGTACGTTCCTATCCCAAGGTAAAGCCTTTGTAGAGGTTTCGCGTTGCTCGAACTCATTAAACCCGAAGCAACCCACTAACGCCGGGTCGTTATTCAAGATAAGCACGACGTTACTAATTGTATTCTTAGCTACGCCGCTTTTTTCGGTTTCTAATTCGTCTAACCAATCGTCGTTAAGGGCTACCGTACGCGCGTCTTCTTCTAAGTCGTCGTAGTCGCTGGCGTCGTGTCGGCGCTCGCGTATAATCTCGCGCTTAACTTCTTTTAGCTTGCTGGCAAATTCGGCCATAGCTTTATAAGACGGAAGGCGTATCGGGTCGCTTACCTTGCTGTTTTCGTCCAGGTCGCCGAACTTATGCAACCTAACAAGGTCGAAGGCGTTACACAACTTACCACCCGCTACGTCGGTCGCGTGGTGGCTGTACGCTAATTTGTTGTCGTAGACTACTAAGCCCCCGGACGTACTACCGTCGGCGAAGGTATAACGGTCTGGCCCGAGTTCTTCGCAAGGGCTGTACGCTTCGGTTAAGAACTCGGCCAAAGCGTCGTACATAGGGTAAGCCCTACAAAACGCCCCTATTATACCTTCTTTCTCTAACGGGTCTTCTACCTTGTCGGCGCGTTGGTCTTTTACGGCGTCTTTGATACGTGAAGACACGGGCCAAGTCGTAGGGTCTTGCCAGTTCGGTAACTCGTCTAAAACGTCGTCGGCTTTTATAAACGGGGCGTCTATGAAGTCGTACACGTATTCGCCGTCTTTGGCGGTACTCGGATAGTACATTAATCGCGTAGGCTGGTACGTCGTGTCGTCGAAGTTGTCAATACCTAACCACGACGCCACTACGCGGGCGATAGCTTCGTACTCGTCGGCGTCTACCTTTCGGTCTAAAGGGAATACAATACGAAAGCGCGCCGCTTCGGGCGTGTGCTTGTGCGTCGTATACATAACCCCCGCAACGTCTAACATAGTGAAAGCTTCCCAAACGTCTAAGCCGCCGTAGTCTACGTCTAAGGCTACTAATTGGCGGTGTACTACGTGTCCTTTTTTACGGCGACCTTCTTTAAGGTAACCCCCGACAAACCCCCCTACGTCCTTTATAGCGCCTTGCTTATCTTTTGAGTAGCTGAAATACTGTTTTAGCGTTTCGCTTGTTCGTTCGGTTTCGGCAAGTGTCGCGACAATATCGGCCCAGGTTGTACGTTTATTTTGCCACTTCGTCGCCCTACTCGTCGAAGCTATCGCAATATCTAAAGTCGCGTCGTATTTTATCATAAAAGATTATCTAAATGTATATGTTTAAAAATGTGTGCTATTACGTCTACCGTCCAACCATTACCAAGCTGGCGGTAACGCTGGGTATCGCTTACCATTTCGTTATAACCGTCGGGCAAGGTCTGTAAACGTTCACACTCGACGGGCGTTAACTTACGTATAG